TGAACCAATCTACGTGTGCTGATGATATCTTCTATACCACCATCGTAAAAAGTCTTACGAATTATATCTGCCCAGTCTACAAGTCTCTTGATAAAATCAGAGTCATTTACTCCAACACTTTGTCCATGAAGTGTAAGTAATTTTTCTTCAATCTTTATAGAAGGATATGCTTGCTCAAAAGTAACAGGAAATCTTTCTAAGAATGCTTCATTAAGAACATTAGTACCTATGAAACGTCCGTCATCAGAACCTTTACCTTTTGTATTTGCAGTTGCAATTACATTGAAACCTGCTTTAGGTGAAACGTACTGACCAATCTTTTTAAGAAATAGACCTTTACCTTCAAGAACAGGTTGTAGACAAAGTATTTTGTTAGATGCTAGGTCAATCTCATCTAGAAGTAGGATAGCTCCCCTTTGAAGAGCTTCAACCACAGGTCCGTTGTGCCAAACAGTATTACCATCAACAAGACGAAACCCACCAATAAGATCATCTTCGTCGGTTTCGATGGTGATGTTGACACGGATTAACTCCCTTCCTGATTGAGCACATACTTGTTCTACACCGAATGTTTTACCATTACCAGAAAGACCAGTAATAAATGTTGGATAGAACTGTTTTGACTGAACAATCTTTTTAACATCAGTAAAGTTTCCAAACTTAACAAAAGTATTGTCAACTGATGGTACAAGATTTTTTTCTACATGAGGCATTACTGCAGGTGCAGCAAAACTCTTTTCAATATTATCAACACTCTTTAGAGTGACTTTTAAATTCCACTTACCCTTAGAAACCTTAAATTTCTGTAACTTCTTAGTTACTGTTTGATATGTGATGTCGTTCATAGCACAGAATGCTTTAATCTCTGCTGCTGTAAACTCAGTGCCATATAGTGCTTTTAGTTTTTCAATCACTTGGTCGGCAGTCATTTTAATCTCGAAGGGCATAATAAAGTTTTGTTTTTCTTTTGATATACTTATTATAATCAAAAAAGAGGGTCATGTAACCCCCTTGTGTGCCACTTTGTCAAGTGGTTTAAACGCTTGCAATATGGTCTTCTAGTTCCTTTATTAACTTCTTCTTATTATGTCTTCTATCTAATTCAATACCTACAGTACGTCCATAATCTTCAAGTTCATCTTTTGTCATAGAATCAAAATTTACAGTTGGTGCTGCCGTAACAACCTCTTCCTTTACAACAGGTGCAGGTGTTGAAGTTGTAGTAGTAACATCTTCATATGCAGAATGTACTTCATTAGTAGCTAATAGTTCTGAAAATCTAGTCATTTTTCTGTAGTTGCTTCGGGTTCTTTTACAGGTTCCTCTTTAGAAGGTTCTGCTTCAACCTTTGGTTCTTCTTTTGGTGCATATACTTTAGAGTATGCATCTAGCATTCCTTGTGCATCTTTTGGTGTAATTCTGACCATTGTAATAATATAATTTTAACTATTTATCACGCTACCAATTCGATAAATTCACCAAGTATTTTCTTATTCATCTTCTTATTCTTAAGACTTTTAAAGAATGCTTTCTTGATTTGTGCCTTTGTAGCATCATCTTGAACTTCAAACTCAGCATCATTTCCAAGTGATTGTGATGCCATACCAAAGTAAGTATGATAACCTGCGTTCTTAATTGCAAATGATTTTTCCTTTCTCCATCTGATCATTACCTTTTCATACGCTTCATTACCATATCCAAGATATCTGTGAGCAAATGATGCACCTTCACGAGAACTCATGATACGAATACCTATAAAGTTCATGCTAGGTAAACGTTCTTTAAGATTTCTGAGCAATACATCAGTTTGACCACGTTCATCATAATAATGACCATCAATACGATAAGTTGTACCTAATTTTCTATCACGAACAAAACACCCTTCAGTAAAGTATTGTGTTCCCATATATGGTTTATCTTCCCAATCTCTATGAACTTCTTTATTATATCTCATAGGTTGACCTTCACCATCAGTAAGAACTACACATTGAACTTTCTCTACATTATTATTCTTCTTAAACTGAGGTAGTATCTGTCTAAGTGCAACCATAGTTTCATTCAATGGTGTTCCTGATAATCTATAACCTACTGGTGCTTCTATCCAAGGTGTACTCATATTCCAATCAAAACAAGCAGCACATCTGAATATGTTTAACATTTGACGATCTAAATCTTTTGATTTAGTTTTATGAGTAAAGAAATTTAGAAGATGAAAATTATCAGGAATAGTTATCTCTCTATCTTTTACCTCTACTACTCTTTCTTTATCATAATTTGGATAATCAATAGTAAATGCATATACTTCATAAGGTATTTGAACTTTACGACAGAACCATATTAGATTATAAAGTTGCTTCAAGGTATCCATCATCACGCTGTTCATTGAACCAGACCAATCAAGTACAAATACTAATCCATGATTCTTACCATCAGGTACTACAGTGATTTTTTTAAATAAATCCTCATTGAATTTGTAAGTGTGTAGAGATTTTGTATCTAAGACACCAGTGCGACTAGTAGAAGAACGAGCATATGCACCTGCAGATTTCTTACACTCAAACTCTTTAATAAGATAACTTACTTCTTTTTGTGCATCTTTTTTGAACTTATAGAATTGCTTATCAATATCTCCGTAAATATCTTCATCACGATTTTGATACATCTCTGGATATTTTTTCTTATACTCAATCATATGTTTGTGATTATTTTCCCAATTTTTGTCAAAGTCATCATGTACTTGACTATTATCAACAATAATATTTTCTAATATCAGTTCTGGAAAATCAATATATTCATTATTTCTTCCTTGTGTGTTTGTAAGATTTTTAAGTGCATCATTTAATGCTTCCATTGTTTCAGACTCAGGTTCTTCATTCCATTCTTCATTTGACATATTGTTCATTAAATTTTCAAAGTCTTCAATAACTACATCATTATTTTGTTGTGGTTGACCTTCCATATCTTCTTCACCCTGCATCTCCTCGAACTCATCACTAGTATCTGTATTTTGTCCTCTATTAGATTGAATATCATCTGTACCAGTATCATTTACTGATTCCATTTCCATATCCATTTGTTCTTTCTCTTCTGCTTTTTGCTGTTTACAATATGCATATAACTCTTCAGCAACATCTAGTGCTTCATCAAATGTTTCTATCTTATCAATCTTGTTTATAAAGTATTGCTCCTCTGGAATAAAATCAATATCAACAAAGTTACCAACCTTGTAATATAGATTGATACGATCTGCAAGGTTTAGTTCTTCCATTTCTTTATCTTTGATTTGGAAAAAATCAATATCAGTTAACTCATTATATGCATTAAAAAATGTTTTTGATACACCTTCATATCTACGCTTCATTAATTTTTCTATTCTTGCATCTTCAACAATGTTTATAAATGACTGAGAAAGAACTCTACCTTCTCTCCAGTCTCTGTCAGGTGTATAAAGAGCATGTCCAACCTCATGACAAACAAGCATATCAAATATACCTTCACTTGCTTTCTCCCAGTTAGGAAGTGTTAATACACGACTATGAACATCAAACTGTGCGGTTTCAACATTTCTATGTTCAACTATTAAATCTTCTGTAGCAAGTAGTTTAGCAAGTGTTGATTTGATTTCGTGTTTCATCTTTCCTTTGGTTGATATACTTATTATAACAACGAAACCGCCCCAAGGGACGGTTGAGTGGACAGTTTGTCAACTGGTTTTATTTGAAACTATCTTTAAATGATTTAGAGTTTATACCACTTTTCTCAAATGAATCCTTAAATGAACTTCCCATCTTTTTTAAACCAGGTAAAACATCTTTTTCAAATTGTTTTTTCATTTTACCTGCATCTTTTTTGATAATAGGTTTATATTCCTTTATCTTATCTTGCACCACAGGTTTGTATTTGTCAACTAAACCTTTTACAGTTTGTATATCGCCTACTAGTTTCTCGAATGTTTTCATTTTTGTTCCTGTAATTTCTCTAAAACTGTTGATGCTTGCATAGGTGCCACATCATTTAAACCATTTGCATCAAACCAAGGTGCATCTTCCCAACTAAATCCTTCACCAAAAGTATTATCAGGTGCTACAACATACCAATGACACTTAGCATCAGGTATATCTACAGCACAAACTGCCCAATCATCTGCCCATTG